CGTGGTTCCTCGTTTGGTAAGACCAGCGAGTATACGTACACTGTTGTTAGTGTTTTCCTAAGCGCGAAGGATCCTAGAGACTACCGCTTCTCTTGGGCCTGCGATCAAGCAGAGACCGTCATAAGCAACCGAATCACAAACTATGGCAGCCAAACCCCCAGCGACTTTTACCGGCGCTGGCAGCTTTGCTCAAGCTGTAACCGCTTCAATCCCGACTGCGATCGCACCCGCTGCATCGACGTCGAACGTGGCGTCAGGGTCTGGCTTGTCAACTACAAACACCGAGACTGGCTCGACAACCAGCGCGCAAGCGCAACCCGCGAGGCAACAACACCTCAGCGGAAGAGGCCGAAAAGCGGCCTACAAACGTTCCCGCTCTTCGAATCCAGCTGCTGCTGCATTCAGTGATCTTCGTGATCAACTGGATGGTGCAAAGGATGCTTCCCATGCATTGGCAAAGGAGAAGAAGGAGGCGGAGAGAACTCTCGCCAAGCTCGAGAAAGAATTTACCAAGGTTGACAATGAGCTGCTTGTCGTAAAACAAACCTATGATGCCCAGACTACGAATGCGGTATGCCTGCACAACTTTGAAGTCAATGTTGAAGAGAAAGAGTGCTCATTCTGGATGCACCACTTACTGTCAACGTTCTTCATGTGTTTCCTGGCTTATACCTGCGCCCGCGAAACGTTCTGGATGCCCAAAGATAGACGGGACTTCGTTATCTTTGCGATGTATTTCCCTTTCGTATTTGTTTGCAAGATGCTACTCGGATCGATAGTAGTTTTACTTGTTTCCACTCCTTACCACGCTTTGCTTGCCACAGTCGAATTCCTAATTTCAGCAATTTCGGGAAAAAGTTTCGGCATGTTTGGAATGCGTCGTAAGTGGAAGTACGAATTTATTCGATTCTCCGGTGAAATTCACCAGGACAAAAGAACCGACGCCAACTCAGTTCAAGAGTTGAGACACTCAGCCCAATACGCTGTTTATAAACTGTACAAATCTAGTTCTTATATTGGATGTCTCAAGTTCTTTGATTTTGCGTTCTGGATTCGAAATTATATCACAGGCGAACTTCCTCTCGTTGAAGTCCCAATCTCATGTGAGTTGTTGTCCCAAATTGCTACACCGAAGAACATCGATCCCTACCTTAGTCCCTCCGATGCCCGGGCTGCCATTAATCGGAGCGCGACGCACAACTCAACTGTCAATGTTGACCGTGCCTTGATTTTCCAACAGAAACAAGTGGTGTTAGAAACTGTTCAACTAGCGTTCGCAATGTACCTAGAGTTTCGACAGAGAATCCGTCGCCGGGATTTTCTGTTACCCCTGCCATTGTAAAACCCTTTGACGCGTATGGTTATAGGTATGGTGAGGTACCAATGGACCCGGTACTGCCTATTAACCCAAAGATCAAGATCACCGAGCATGTACAGAGCTTCGAGGATACAACGCGTCGCCCAATTGCTATGGCCGCATTGGGAACTGTATATAGAGGGGCCGCACTTCCACACGTGGATTTAAGCGACCCGCTCACAGCTGAGGCAGGGGTCAGGAAGCGGTTTGTTATGGAACCGCCTGAACCTGATGTCGAGTGGATACGCGAGCTGAAAGAATTCACTGCCGACTATGTAAATTTGAACTATCTACCTCTCGCTCCGGATGTAGATCTCTCCGTTGACAGGTGGCTGGACAATACAGCCTATCCGGAGTGGCGTAAGCAGGAACTGAGAGCGTGCTGGGTTAAGTGCGGGGGAGATGCCCTCCAGAAACAATATCTCATTGTAAAGTCGTTCATCAAAGATGAGTGTTACCCGGCTTTCAAGCACGCGCGAGCAATCAATGCTCGCTCCGACGAATTTAAGTGCTGGTTTGGCCCTATTGTTAAACATATCGAGGAGATAGTTTACAAAGACCCTAGTTTCATTAAACATGTACCAGTAGCGAAACGTCCGGATTATATCATGAAGCGACTGTATCAAGAAGGTGGGCAATATTTAGCCACCGACTACAGTTCGTTCGAGGCCTTGTTCCGTGCCGAAATTATGCAAGCTGTCGAATTTGTATTATACCGACATATGACCAAGCACTTGCCCATTGCCAAATTGATAGATGAGGTTTTGGATGAAGTGCTCGCAGGCGAGAATCGCTGCGAATTTAAATGGTTTGTTGTCAAGTGTTTAGCCAGGCGGATGTCTGGTGAGATGTGTACGTCATTGGGCAATGGGTTTTCGAACCTAATGTTCATGTTGTTTATGTGCAAAAAATTGCACTGCAGGGACGTCAGTGGAGTAGTTGAAGGGGATGATGGTTTGTTCAGGGCTACGGGAAACCTGCCTACCACCTCTGATTTTGCTAAACTGGGACTGATAATAAAACTTCAGAAACACAACAATCTCGCCCACGCCTCTTTTTGCGGAATCGTCTTTGAACCTGGCGATAACGTGAACATCCGAGATCCGATCAATGTCGTGGTCAATTTCGGATGGGGGGACGCAAAATACGCGTTCTCCAGCGATAAAAAGAAACAGGTTATCTTACGTTGCAAGGCATTGAGTTATGCCCACCAATACCCCGGGGCACCGATCATTCAATCTCTCGCTCACGCCGTACTGCGAAATACCAGGAAAGTAGCAGGAATGACCAAGCGTTATGTCGAGAGGGCCAGGTTTATCGATTCCTGGCACCGGGAAAAGATCCTTGAAGCAATTAGGGATGAAGCGAAAATTGTCGCGATAGAAGTACCTGTCAATACGAGATTGTTGGCAGCGGAGTTGTATGGTGTTAGTGTGGAACACCAAAAAATACTCGAAGTGTACTACGACAGTTTAGCAGATTTAAATATGTATAGTCACCCTATCATGGATCTTTACTTGCAACCCGCTTGGGTCCGCTACTGGGACAGTTATGTTCTGCCCAGACAGCCTGACCCGATGCGGCCGGCTCATACCTGGAACCGTATGCCAGGATGGAGACCGGAATTCGAAACAAAATTCTTCGTTACATGAAGGATACCACCCTACTGCCGTGTACTATGC